TCAGCAATAGCTTTTTTAGTAGATGCAAATCTATTAGACATAACTGATGCGCGGCACAAAGCGTGCAGCGGTCTTATCCCTATCTTCTCCAGCCGCCAAAGCAAACTGTTCTTCGTAAGCGTCTTTTAGCATGGGTACCCGTGCCATAAGCTCTGGCTCTTTCATAGATATGTAGTACGCCAACCCAGCAACCAAACACGGAAAGAACCTGAAGTTCATATCAGCAGTCGCTACACCGCCTCCTGCGTCCTCTATACGGCGCATACGCCAATAGTAAAATACATAGTCGTCGTTGTCTGGAACGGGCCATACGTTGATTTTGGGGGCGTCTCGCAGACGTTCTACGAACACTTGGATCGGCCTGCCTTGGGTTAACTTGTTAGGTATAGAAGCATACGTACTAACACTGATACGACTCATAGTTAAATCTGACTGCGTAGCTACATTACCACTGCCTGTACGAATCTGCTGCTCTAACAAATCTATGGTGTCCGCAGGTAGCGTGTACTCAGAAGTACCTTGCGTGAGGCTTAACGTGCCTTCATCAATCGTCCACATGTTAATGCCACGGTTCTGCCACTCAATGGTCATCAAGTTCATGGAACGTCTGGCAGTGCGTAGATCGTATCCAGAACGCATCTCACGGCCTGCACGCTCCCACGCCTCTTCAGCGATCTCGGTGAAGTCCATATCAAATGCTGTTGTTCCAGATGTAGCCATTGTCTGTTCCTATACGTACAGGGTCTTTTTACGCCTGTTGTTCATTACTGCACCACAACCTCGGTGGTTAGCGCGTATCTGACCCCCAGCTTTTGCCACTCTAACTTTGGCTTTAGGGGTATTAGACACCACCTGCTGCCCGCTAGCACCGGCCTTTTTCTTCTTACGTGCCGTAGTAGCACGTTCAGACTGACTCAGTGACTGCGCCTTAGATCTAGGTAAGCAGCGGTCTGGGTTCTTTTTGTTCTTCGACGTGCCGCATTCACCAGCAATGTTTCCTTCACTGTCGATACGAACCCACTGCTGGTCACGCCATTGTTTAAGCTGCCCCATTACTTACTCTTCTTTTTCTTCTTGCTGCCTTTGGCGTAACTAGGGTCTTTGCAATACTTAGAAGCTGCCATATTTGCATAAGCAGACGGGTAGGTGTCAAACGTACGCTTGGCCCACGCTTTCCCTGCCGGACAGATCTTACCGCCCGACTTCACCTTACCGCCTGACTTATAGTAGCGTCTCACCGTATTTTAGCCTTACGCAGACCCTTACGCTCTATACCGGCACCGCGAATCTTGGCTTTGCTTTTTTTCTTAGCTCCACCTACAGCGCCGCCCTTCTTAAAGTCTCCGGGCCTTTGCGGGTATTTGTCATACATGCCACCGCCTTTGCCAGTTTTAGTCGTCGGGGTTCTAGTTCCGGGAACAGTCATCACCGGCTCTTGCTTAGGTTTTTTAGGTGTGCCTTTTGCTGGCCCCTTACCAAGCCCCCCGCTACGCTCAAAATCTGCAACACTTATAGACCTGTTGGGATCAAGTTTAGGTTTAGGCGGCATTCTGGGTGTAGTTGGCATTCTGGGTGTAGGTGGCGCTTTCTTACTACCTATCGGCCCTCTAGGCGGTGCAGGTGGCGCTTTTGGCCCTCTAGGCGGTGCAGGTGGCATTTTGGGTGTAGGTGGCGCTTTCTTACTTCCGGGTGGTAGTTTTGTTGTTGGGCCTTTCTTTTTAGCCTCACCAAGTTTTTTTAATTGCTCCGTCATTTTACCCACGTCAGACTTTACCCCGGGGGATGAAGGTTTTCTAATCGGGCTACCCGTAGGTATTATCGGCTCTGGTATGGTCTCCATACGTCGTTGGGGCGGCAAATCCGTATCGGGTACAGGTACAGGCCGTCTCCTACGCTTTCGCGCTTGTTGCGCCTTGCGTGCTAATTGGCGCTCTAATGCAGCTTCGCGTCCAGCCATTGTTGTTCTATCTTTCATATCTCTCTCCTAGTACATCTTGGCTGGGCGTACGCCCTTACGAGCAATACCGGCACCGCGAACTTTACCGCCAGCTTTGTAGCCCTTGGTCTTCATAGCGCCACCTTTGGCGTAGCCCTTAGACTTCATCGCACCGCCAGCTTTCTTCTTGACTACGCCTCTGCCCATCAAGATGTCTTTCTGTGTGACCTTACCGTCCTTATTTAAGTCAGGGAACGATGTCTTACCACCAGCTTTCATACCCTTGGCTTTCATCTTGCCACCAGCTTTCATGCCCTTGGCTTTCATCTTGGACTTCATCATGCCGCCACCCATAGCTTTTTTAGGTGGGCGCTTGCCTTCTTTGTCCATGAAGTTTAGGTACTGGCGTAAAGTCATACCTGAATCTTTTAACTGCTCACGAGTTACGTTCGCGCGCTTGTTTCGGCCTGTACCTACGTTACGCTCGCCTTTGCCAGTCACCGTGCCTTTTTTATTCTCAGCAGCGTCTTTCGCTAGAGCTGCCTTACGTAACTTTTCAGATCCTGCTAAGAATTTAGCTTTTTTGATAGCTGGAGCGTTCTTTTCCATAGCATCGCTTCGCAAACGCTCGGATTCCGCCTTGAACCTCTGAGTATTGCGTTTCTTAACTTCCGCAGGATTAGTAAAAGAACCTGTCTTACGTGCAGGGGCTTTTTTAGCACCACCCACAGCCGTCGTACTAGCTTTACGACCCCTACGCGCTTTAGACTCACTACGCATCTGCGCGGCTATCGCACGTTTTCTAGCTTCTTCAGCTTTCTTCTGGGTCATTGTCATAGGCTTATCATCGTTTTTCTTCTTACGACCTAACAAACCACCCAAAAACATCTTCTTCGGCTTCATGCCCTACTCCTTGTCCGCGTACAGATTATCAAATACTTGATTCACATCCAGCGTGTAATCCAAATCGGACTTGCTGTAGTGAATGTGCTGAGATGGGCGAAAATCTGGTGCGCCCTCTCCCGTTTCAAACCAAGCGGGATGTGTTACCCGCACCCTATTGTTTGGTAGAGCTACGATGTTACCCGTATATGGGCCAGCATCCAGCAGCTCCATCACATGACTCTGCTTATGTTGTGCGGGGTCATCAGCAATCTCGTTGTTCGTATAGTCCACTGTGAACATATACTTCGCGGGGTACATTTCCCCGTCTATCTTAGCCATCCAAGGACATGGTGTAGCTCTGTCAAGCACGTACACTGCGTGATCCCTCGAACTGCAATCCCAAGGCTGCGCGGCCCACACAGGCATAGGTTCGGGCCAATCCTCTAATGGAGTATCCCCCACTAACGCTGTAATCGGCATCCGTGCCCACATTGCACCTCCATGCACATTGGGTTCGTCTTCTTCGTCGTATGTTTCAGCCCCAGTAAAAATTACCTGAAAACTCAAACACCTAGTCGGCATCGTTGTTACTGCAATCGCCATAGCGTGAATAAACTCGCCATGATACTTCTCGTGGTTATGGGTGTACTCTTTTCTCACCCAGCATTTGAAATACGGTACGTTGCTTTGCAAGTACGCCAACTAACACCTCCATCGCCTCCTTGCCTGCCGCAACCTAGAGTTAGGATCTGCTGCTGCTTTAGGAAACTTCTTCATTTGTCCGGCGGAACGCGCACAGAACGACTTTCGACGTGCTGCACGCTTGCCTGTGGGTTTCTTTTCTGTCACTGCGGTTTGTAGCTTACTACCGGGGTTTTGCCGTCTGTATTTAGCAACGCCTTTTGCTGTCATACCAGCGCCAGACTTAGTGGAGCGTTTGTCCCCACTTTTCACAGACATGCCCGCCATACCACCTTTTTTGAACGAGCGGCATGGCGATGCCTTTTTGTAGTAGCTACGCACTATTAGAACTCTTTACGCATGTACAAGATAATTGTGTACGTATCTGCGCTAGTGTGCCCTACCGTAGTAAAGTTAATGTCGCCCGTTTTGCCAGACCCTGCGTTGTTGGTTAGACCGCCAAACACAGTGTAGTCGTGGTTGCCGCTTTGGTTTTCACCTAGCTCAATACAAAACTGGTCGCTGCTAGCGTCGAACAATATCTGCACTTTCATGCCGATACACTGCCACCAGATACGTTCTATCTTTGCACCTGTGCAAGCTATCCCGTTCTGGTTAGGCTGTAAGGCGCTAACGTCAACTTTAGTAACAGCGGACTCACCAGTGCCATCTGACACATTAGTGAATTTCATCACCGTGTGTGTTGGGCCATCAATCAGAGTCTGTGAGGTTACAGCATCAGCCATAACTACCTCCTATTACTGGTCAGCAAATGCAGGCGCAGTTGCGCT